GCTGTTAAATCATTTACATAATCAACTCCTTCAAATTCACCCGTATCGATTGATAGCATAGCTTCTTTTCTGGCTTCTTGTGCAATGTTATATGCTTCTTGTCCTGCTAAATTTTCTTCTTTTTTAGCTTTCTTCATCTCATCGGAGGCATCTCGTGCAAAACCTTGTGCTCCTTTGGCCAAATTATTCTCTGAATCTGCAATTTTAAGTGATGCTGCAAGTGATCCTCTATTACTCTTTAAAAATTTACTATAATCTCTTGCTAAACTACGACTTTTTTTATCTTGTGTAATTTGCTGAGATTTTAACTTAGATACTTTGGCTTCTTCTGTTGCCTGCTTTTTAGTCTGTGCTTCTTCTTTTTCTAAAGCAGCTTGTTTTCTTTTTTGATCTGCTTGCCAAGCCTTAAAAGTCTGTCCTTGTTTTTTCTCTTTACGTTCAAGAAAGGCCATATATGAATCTTGATATTGTTTCTCTTTGGCTGCCCTATCGGCACTAGCCTTGGCTAATTTAACTTCATCTTGTAATTCTTTTTCTGTAGCCATTGTGTTCCTTGATTGATTAGATAAGTTTTAGTTATAAAACTTTATTTAGAAAATACAATTTTTAATTATTTTTAGATTCTTTTTGATCGGCAAAGCGTTTTTTGATTATATCACCCAACTCTTGATGTTGTTTTTCTAAATTCTTCACGGCCTTACGTGCTTCAGGATCTTTAAGTATATCCTTTGTGAAGGCATTTACTCTACCTTGTCGTAGATTATCAAAAAATTTATTGATTAGTGTATCTAATTTACTCATAATGAATTCCTTAAAATTATTAAAACTATTGTATTTTAGTTACTAATAAATATCTAAAAAATTACTTTTCCTATCTACGTTTGTTCTTTTGTTGAGCCTTTTTCATTTCTTCTGCTTCTTGTTTATAATGCTTTGTCAATCGCTGAAGATAGAATCGGCGGAGATAAATAGGCATATTATACCCATCTTGAAATGATATCCCACCCTTAGAGTGAAAAATTAGTTGGAATATTTCTTCGTGTATGTCAGGTTTATTACTTGGCTGCAGGCCAAAAAAACGCAGTGGTCATCGGGACCACTATCTCCTTCTCATCACCAAGTATGGATGTGAATGTATATGTCATGTCTACATCAGGTACAACTGTTTCTGCATGTGTTCTAAATGCTAACGAATCAACTGCAAGGAATTCATTATCCACAAAAGTGTTTATAAAATGTTGTTCAGTATTACCATCTACAGATGTGATTCTTCTCTTTAGTCTGGTAGTCATTTCATGTTTTACTTCAGCACCTATTTTTTCAAGTGCCTCAAGTTCTTTTTCTATTGACTCATCATCACCCCAAGTCAATATCTTAAAGGTTATTTTTCTGTCAGAATTTGGTAAGGTAAATGGAAATTCATTTTTTCCTTTTTCAAATTTGGATAAATCAAGTTCCTTTTCTTTTAGAGCTGTTAAGTCTATATTTACTTCCTCACCCTCAATTTCTACTATATATTGTTTCCCATAACCCAAAACTCTAGCTGCTATCATAATTGCATTTTTATCTCCAATTAAAATATCTTTTATATTAATATCTTCACCTACTATCAGAGATTGTAACAATTTATCTATTGCCACTCCTTTCTGAATTAAATTAGTCGATGTTAATATATCTTCTTCCCTAGCCGTCATGTATTTTAGTTCGACACGACCAGAAGCTAGTGGATGTTCGGGTGGATAGAAATGTCCCTTAGATGGTAAATCTATTACCTCGGTGGGAAATTGGCGTTTTTCTTCTGCCATTGTATTCTCCTTTGTGTTATCTTTCTATTGTATTGTATACAATATAACCATTTTTATAAAACTATAAACGCTGAGTATCGATTAAAATACCCAGCGTTTAAATTACTTACTTCACTTCAGGATTTGATTTCCCAACAGCGTCTCTGACGGAATAAAGTCCGAAAGATGCTAATATTGTCCAAACTAACTCAGGTACTTGATCTACTACACCTGCTGCTTGAAGAACACCAACTGCACCAGCTATTACTGATGTCCAAATGGTTTTTGATTTCCACCATTCTTTGTCTGATATTACTGCCATGATTGACTCCTATATTAATGTTAAAAAGTTTAGAATTGTAAGATTGCGTAATCGTATCTTAGTGTAAGAGTAATGTCTGCAGGATCAGCAGTGTTTGACCAATCTAAATCATTAAAATTAGCGTTTACAATCCAAGTTCCCTTTAATGTCCACTCCTCTACTTTATCACCAACGGGTCCTAAAACATTGATAGTTACGTCTTTCTTATAGAAATCGGAATAACCATCTCTACCTGTTACGGACTCGTGACCTAATCTAACCCACTCCATTACGGCTTGTGCTCCACTCGGAACAATCGGGTCATATAAAGTTATTTCTAATTCTTCCCATGCTCCTTTACCTTTAACATATCGTTTGACATTGATGTGGTCAAGTTCGATAGTTTCAAAGGCAATTGAAGGTCTGTTAGCTGTCTTAATAAGATAAGCTGGGATTCCCTCAATGTAGATGATGTACCGATTTTTCGTTTTCGGTTCAAACGGTGTAAACATTATCTCGGAAGGATCTAATAGTTCTGCCATTGTTAATCTCCAATAAATTTTTTTCTCAACTATAAATATCAGTTTTTATAAAAAACATCACATTCATTATTCATAGTTTTATAGAAGTTATATTTTAACCTCATATATAAATATACAAGGCAACAAAAAACCCCTCAAAAAGAGGGGCTTTTGTTTTATTAATCTATTGATTAAACTTACTCAGGAAATGCTGCTCCTGTAGGTTGTACTATGAAGTCCAATACAATAAACTCAGCTGTCCGTGTAGGTTGAATAAAGATTTGACCAACCAACTGATTTCTATCTACTACATCAGCTGTATTGTTGGTGTCATCCATAACAACTCTAAATGCTGACAACCCACTGTTGGATTGTACTGATTCTAAGAACGGATTCACTATGTTTAAGAAACGATTTCTCGTTCCTGCTGTATTTTGTTCGAATACCAAGTACCTACTTGAAGATGCAATAAACTTTTTAAGTTTAATTAACAATCTACGAACATTGATTCTATCAAGTGCTGATGGTCTAGCTTGTAAGGTTTTCTGTCCCCACACACATACACCTTGACCAGGGAAAGAAGCGATTGGATTAACTCTTTCTTCATAAAGGTCGTCCCTTTCTGAATGAGTCAATCTTGTCTGTGCTTCTAACACACTTGTCAATCCACCACGATTCAAACCAGCTGGTGCGAACCATTCGTGAGCTACTTTATCTGTGAATGCTATGATTCCAGGTAACACAACTGATGGCGGAACCCATACAGGTAATGATGTATTTCTATCAACAATCTTTACCCAAGGATAATAGGTTGCTGCGTAATTCGTATCAAGTGCGGATACAGCTGCTGTTGCAGTTGCTATTGTATCACCATACTTAGTAGCGTCCATTATATAGAAAGTATCACCACGAGCTTCACACTTAGAAATAGCGTGATTAGTAATCTTGGAATGTAATCCGTGAACTACTCCAGGAGTTACCAACATATTGATATCAAATTCATCAGGATTACTGATTGCGTTAATAGCTTTCTTATAAGCTACTGAACCACCACTTGATGAGGTTGAAATATCAAACCCTTGTGTGTTTGTACTTGTAATGTCTGCTCCTACTAACTTCGGTGCTGCTGGATTAATACTATCGAATCCACCTTGAAATGGAACAACGAACTTTCTCTGTTTAATATGAGAAAGTGCTAATGTTATCTTTTCACTTGCGTCTGAAAAGACATCACCAAGTGTTGAAGCATCTGCATGTCCACTTTGATTCTCTAAACTCATAGTGACGTGTGAACCATCTCCAAAACTATTAATTGGTGCTAGATACTCATTTGCATCTACATTACCAAAATCATGTCCATAAAGCTGATTACTATCAAATTCACCATTAGCGTTTAATTGGTCTGATTTAATCGTCCAAGTTGGTATTCCTGTATCATCACTTCCGAATGGATTGTTGATTGCTGCATGTCCCATTGGAACTACTGCTACAGGCACTTCATTATCTGCAATTGCTTGAAAATTAGAAACATAGATGTACTTAGACATATTTGGCCAATCACCATTATAAGTGAGTTTTCCATTTGAATCTATTGTTACATATCTATCACCAATTCTTCTTGCAAAGTAATTAGGACTTAACGGATCAAAAGTTATTCCATCATATTGTTCTAATACATTATCTTTAGTTTGATTGTTATCATTCAATCCTGTCTGTCTGACTTGTAATGAAAATGAACCAAAATCACTACCAGCTATTGTACCGGCCTTCTTAACATTCAATATTGCAATTTTGAATTTGTTATTTACATCCGAACCATGTGAACGAGATTCAACTTTAAATAAGCTGTACCTTGAACCATTAACCAATTGTGATTGAATGGATGGTGTTTCAGCATTATTATATGTTACTGCTAGGTCAAGTGTTCCATCTTCTACACTCAACTCATCTGTTGCTGCCCATATTTTACCACTTTGTTCATATTTGAAGTTCTTATACAAATAAGCTGCTACTGTATTTTGACCAGATTTCTGAACTTGTGCATCTCTACTAAATACTTCATCAATATATGATGCGTAAGTACTTCCTGTATGAAATCCAAAAGTATAAGTTCTTGAGGTTAAACTATTTAATCCCCAATTACTACCACTTAATACAAGTGAAGCTGATGCCCAATTACCAGTAATCGTACTACCTTCTAAATCAGCTGCTCCATTTGCCCCACCTCTTGATGGTGCCAATACTGCAAGTGTTGTTCCTGCTACTGCATCTGCTCCACCAGTTAATGTAGTAGTTGTACTACCAGATTTAAATGTGAAACTATTAGCTGCTACACCTGTGTTAGATGCACTTATTACTAAATCACCACCTGCACGAGTAGCACTCATTCCAATCGTAGATGATACTGCTGTCATTTTTGCTGCTAAATTAACAACACCAGTACTTCCAGTTGCTGCTATTGAGGAACTACCATTAAAGTAAAAGGTAGAACCTACATCTGCTGGTATAGGTAAATCCGATACTACGAAATTAAATGTTGTACCTCCCGTACCAACTATTTCAAATGAAAGCCCATCTTCCATGTTTAAGATGGTGGTTACGATATTAGCATTTGTTGCTGCTGTTGTTGTACCAATATTGATTGCCAGTGAATCTACTGAATATCCAGATGTGTTAAGAACACGAACTATCGTTACCGTTCCCGCACTTCTTAAATATTGTTCGACTGCGTAAGGTGTGTAAAAACGTTTATCTGTTGATCCAAACATTTCTTCAAACTCAGGAAAATTCCTAATAATTGTAGGTACAAAAGCTGGGCCTTTTAAAGTAGGTCCAATTATTGCTGCTCCAATTTCTGCAATTCCTTGAGGAAGAAAAGATAAATCACGTTCTCTCGTAAATACACCCGGACTTACGATTCTTTCTGCCATTTTATTTCTCCTATTAATATTATGATTTAAATAACTTTATTAGCCCAAAAGGACTATGAATATTTTATATAAATATCGTCTAAGTTTCTCAAACGATAGATATAACAGGAATTATTTAAGCAGTTTCTTCAGTTGCTACTTTGGCTGTTGGTGTAAATATACCGGTAGATGGTTCTAAATTTCCAGGACCATATTTACCGTTTAACTCTTTAACCAACTTTCTTTCAGTTTCTTGAGTTCCAATGTAATCAACTTCTAATTGTGCCTCTGATGACTCAATGGAGTCAAATTGTTGTTGTAATAATAACTTCTGAACTCTTAATTGTCCAAATTGAAGTTGTTTTTGTTGATATGAACTCTGTAATTCTGATAAAGATTTCAATTCATCTTCTGTGAATTTTATGTCTTGATCTGCCATAACTTATTCTCCTTGTTACTTTTTTATTTGCCTATTTAGTATAACCTATATACTTGTAGTATATATATATCAGATAAATATCTCTAATTCACTTTTTTCTTTAGATCATCTACCTCTTTTTTCAATTCTTTGATAGATTCAATCAATAATGGTACTAATCGTTTATAATCAACTCCCAAATAACCATTTTTTCTCTCTATTACAATTTCTGGTACAATCTTCTGAACTTCTTGTGCCATAACACCAACATCGTGTCCTCTTTCTTGTGCCCAACCAGGTGATTTGTCATTCCAATCAAACTCGTACCCACTAATACCATCTATCTTATCTAATGCACCTTTAATTACTTCTACATTATTTTTTAACCTTCTATCAGATGAATTATATGCAACTATATCACCGTCTGCTACTATATCACCACTTGAGGATATTTGTCCCATAGTGAGATGTGAGGTTGTTGATCCTGATATCTTTCCACTAAGTTCAAGTCCAGTTTCCAATGTTGTTCCGACATACTGATATGCAGTTATGTAAAGATATTCTGAATCTGTAGGATCAACACCTGAATTCATAAACTGAATTACACCGGTCTTATAATCAAATATATAATCATTTGTAGAAACAATATCTCCACTACCTAATGAACCTGTACCAAGTGATGAAGTAACGGCACTTGATTTATACAATACTGCTAAATATCCTGGTGTGATATCTTCAGTTGTAGAGGTTGCTAAAGATGAAACTGCATATTTGGGTGATAAGAAATTGGTTGCTTGGTTGGAATCAATCAACTGAGCACCGACTCCACTATCGCTACCGGTTGGATTCAAGAAAAACCAAGTTTCATTATTAAGATTTGATTTTGTTAATTTTTGTCTAAACCAATACTTTGTTATATCTTCACCCAATACACTATAACTTTGTCCATAATGAATACTTGAACTAAATGGTAAATTACTCGATGGAATTTTTGCTGCCTGAGTGTAAACCTCACTAGATCCTAAATCGAGTACATTAGTAAATGATTCTTGGGCAGTCGTAAGGGTATCGTGAGTGTACCTTCTCGATGCGAGTAATCTACTTGACTTTGAACCTGAATCTATTAATGCCATTTATTATCTCTAACTAAAAGTTATTGTTATGTCATCTAATGGTGTTGGATCACCTTTATATCTGACTATTATATATAGTTCGTTATCATTACTATCTAGATACATCCCATCTGCATTTCTTATTGGAACGGTATAAGTATTAGAATTTATACTACCACCAGTATTTCCATATAAACTTATTGCAGTAGTGAATGGATTCTTATGATTATCATTTGCTATATCCTCTTCAATCAAGTTACTTGTTGTTGCTGTTGGATCATATATTCTTGCAACTGATAATGCATCATTATTACCACTATTTTTACCAGAACTCTCAAATAATATTGCACATGCTATACCATCATCCGTTGAAGTCCACGCCTTTAATGTGTTATTATTAAGATTTACAGTCATACTTGTTCTTGTACTTCCGTCTTGAAATCTTCTAATATAATACTTGTAGACAATATGTGAATTAAAATCTTCTGGATACCAATATCTATAATCTCCTCCTGGATCTACCAAAAATCCTGGTTTTACTTGTAACTCTAATGAACCCGTTGATATTGTTGATAATTCATATGTTGTCGTCCAAGCAGTTCCATTAAATAGTTGAACATTATCTGCTAATACTATTCTAAAATCTTCACCACTAAATGTTTCTGTTGTTCCATCTAAAGCTCCACCATCGTATCCTTGTGCTCTACCATATACTCCTAAACTTCCACTTGCTACTGGTTGATCAAAATTACCTGCTAGATGATATTTTATAGTTTGAGTATCTAATGTGGTTTGTGAATTTGCTCTATTTCTTGCCTTTGTAGCCACTGTAAAGGAAGAATCACCCAATCCAGTTTGATTTATATTATCATCATTTCCACTATCAAAAGTAACAGAACCTGTAACTATTGCAATATCATCATATCTTGGAACTCCACTATTTACTGCAGTAACTCCATCACTTTCAAATAATTTACCACTCGTTTGAACTGTTCCACCACTTGTAGAAATTGTATCACCACTTATCGAAACACTACCAACCCCAACTGAAGCTCCTGTCATATCTACTAATGTGGTTGATGCCCTATACAATGGATTAAACAATCCTGTAATCTTTGTAGATACTTCAAATGTAGCATCTAATAAGTAAGGAACACCACTTAAACTTCTTGATGTAGCAGTCAAAGCTTTATGAGTTGTTCCAACATCGACTAATGAATTAGTTCCAATATCAGTTTCTATTTGGTCTATCGGTGCCCAAAACTTCTTTGTGTCACTTCCATCTTGATATACATAATCTTCTTGTGAACCAGTTTTAATTCCTACTTTCAAATCATGAAAATTATAATATCCACTTGAGGATACACTTGTAAAACTTCCTTTCGTTGCGTGATATTTTCTTGTCAACGAACCACTCATACGACCACCACCGATATTTACAAATTTACCATCTTGAAATGCCGCTGGAATAACGGCTGGTTGTGATGTTACTATTTTTGCTAAACTTAATCCTTCTAAAGAACCAAATGAACTCGTAGAATAAACTTTAAAAGATTGTGTCGTAAAAGTATTAGAACTTTCATTTGGTGTTGATACACTTCCGGTATCACTAAATGATTGTGTAGCGACTACATTAACATTAAATTCACTAGCCCCACCACCCGTTAATGAACCCAATCCAAATAATTCAGTATCGGCTGATGACCTAACAGCTGTTGAACCACCACTATTAGAATCAAAATCTACCGAATAAGTATTACCATTATCGTGATATACAGAAAGTCCACTAAAGACAGTTTCTCCTACTCCTGTCCAATCTTTATCTACCAAATAATTTATAGTTGCATTATCTATCGAAGAATGTTCTTGTGGTAAATATCCATCTATCGAGTCCGTTCCACCTTCACTATTTTCATTTGTATCTATACCACCATATGTTTTTGTATTTGGTGATGCATCTGCCACATCTAAAGAATGACTCATAGCTCCTGCTATAAATCTTAAAATTTCACTTACATGAGTGGTATTGTCAAAATTATTAAAATAACTTCCCTCTAAACTTGTTTTCCACGGATTAGAAGTTGGATATCCATTTGTAATATTATTTGTAAAAATTGCTGTAGATGCAGTAGGTGGTCCGGAATCCGTTCCAGTTCTCACGGTTAGGGTTGAACCTGATACTAAAAGAGAACCACTTAATTGTAAATTTGCTGTTGCAGATTGTATAGAACCAGTTTTTTGAAATATACCAGCAGTAATTCCAATTATATTACTACCATCACCATAAAGAAACCCACTTGAACTTATGTTTCCACTTGCAGTTATATTACCTTGAAGGTCAATAGATCCAGTAACATCTACGCTACCAGAAACTAATAATGAACCTGTATATGCTCCAGTACCTAATTGTTTTAATTTTAACTGAGCCATTCAAATTCCTTATATTTCAAAGTCTCTTTTGCCTTCTTTTCTTCCCAATACAATGTCATTCCACTTGAAATATTTTTCTTATGTTCTTTTTTCTTAGGCCTTTTCATTTTTTCAATAGTTTCCATAGCAAGTTTCCTATCAGATTGTGCACAAGACTTACATACTGCATTATTTCCTACTGCACGATCAAAAGTATCCTTTCGAGTATAATAGATAATTCTATTACAATCAGGACACTTTCTATTTTTTCTATTTGACCAAGTTCGTTTTCTCATACTAATAAATATCAACTATCGAAAATAGTAGAAGAAAAGTGGAACATTAAATCAAATCTTCGACCATCTCTTCAATTTTTTTATTAATAAGTTTAATTTCTTTCAATCCTTTCTTAATCATTGTGGGTTTTTCTTTATTAATACCTGAGAATATCTTACCCATATTAATAGACCAACTCTGACCATATATCTTTAACATCAAAAAGGCACGTTTCTCATCACTCATTTTTTCGTCAATGGTTGATTCAACTTTAAATGCTGGTCGGTCTTTAGCAGTATAAACCCTACCCAACTCAACATCAGTACCACCTAATCTCTCAAATTCTGTAAGACCATCTGGTTCTCTACCTTTCATAACAGACTTAGACCATCTTTTTGGTAAATCGTTGAATGAGGTATCTGTCCATTCTTTTAATAAGTCTTTTAACTTTACCACTTTCGACAACTCCAATAACGAGCTTTATGTCTTGGTCCTGGAGTATCACAATTATGTCTTGCTCTAAAGGATTTACGAGCTCCTGGATTGTCCTTTCTAATCCTCATTGTCCCCCCCTTAGCATCACCGCCTTGACCGAAATTTACTTTAACCACATTACCTTTAGGGTTATTAACATACACCTTAAATTTCTTTGTATCACCCTGCATAATTTTACCGAGTTTTACTTTTCTTCCTTGATATTCTGCTTCGTTTAAATCTTCATTTACTTCAAAGGTAAATCCACCATACTCACCGATATTGTTTTCCCAATACATTTCATT